CGACCCGATACGTTTCCATGCGCGTCTGGTGCAGGTCCATCACCACGCCGTTCTCGCCTGGGAGAATGTAACTGCCCGGCGGATAGACCCGCGGCGTTCCCGACGACGTGGCCCACGTCGTGACACCCGCCACGCCCACGAACGTCGTGCCGCGTCCATAGCTGCCGGTGTTGTAAATAACGTAGGCGTCGGCGTTGCAATCGGCGGAGTCCACATAATACGTCAGGCCCGCCACGATGTCCGCGCCGTTGCTGATGTCGTCGGACAGTTCCACATGATAATCCTCGCGATACTTGTTCCCGTGATCATCGTTGGCATTCGTCGCGTCCCATGCCGGCGTGTTGGCCGGGCGCAGATAGCGCGTGTTGTCCTTCGTCTCATCCTCGAGCAGCGCAAACTCCTCATTCACCCCGTCCGTCTTCGCGTAAAGACTGTAGCTGGGATCGAACGTGCTCACCGCCAGGCGCACCCATGGAAATCGTTTGTTGTGCAGCGATCCGGCGCGATACGCCCGCGTCGTCAGGTCATGATCTACGGCGGAATATTCCAATGTCCAATCCACCAACCGCAGTTTGAACCCAATCACTTGGCCGGTCGTTCCGAAGCTCGTCAGCGTGCCGCTCTCTGCCACAAAAGTGCCCGTGCCCACGCCGCCCGTGAACGTCTGGCTGCCATTGGTGGCATAGCTCTCATACGCCCCGCTCTCATACACGTAACGCCGGCCGGGAATCAGCCCGGTCGTAATCGAGTATCCAAACGCATCGTAAACCCCCGTGCCGTGCAGGTTGGCCCCGAGCGATTCATAGGCAATTTCGTCATCGAACAGCGCCTCCGCGTAGTTCACGAAACCATCCGCCGAAATGAAGAATAGCTTTTCCTCGCCGGCGACTTTCATCTTGCGGAAATCTGCCACGGTCAGACCGGTGCCCTCATCGTGTCCGCACCATTTGCCTTTGAGGAAATCATAGACCAGCACGGCATTGTTCACGTTGGTGTAAATGCGCCGCACGCTGGCCGTCACGGGCACCGCCTCGATGCCGTTCAGTTGCAACGTCACGCTCTCCGCCACAAAGCGCGCTGTCTCGTTGTATTGCTGGGCACCCTGCGCCGCGTTGTAGTCACTCGCGCCCTTGGTCCATTCGTAGCTCGCGCCGGGAATGATTCCAATTTCGTAGATGCCGCCCGCGTCATAGCTGGCGCTGCGAATCAGCTCCGGTCCGTAGGCTGTTCCGTCATCCAGCGGCACCGCCACATACAAGCGATCATCGAACAACTCAAAGGTCACCGTGCTCGCCGCCACCTCGCGATTGATGCGGCCCATCGTGCGCACCAGCTCCTCGCTCACCGGAACGCTCGAGACACCTAGCAAACCCGTTCCGCCATCCGGCGTGATGCGATAGATGCTGCCCGTGGTTCCCATGAACCACACTTCATCCGGTTGATCTGCCTCGTCCTTGCCCACGTTGATGCAGCCGCGTGGCGAGAGCAGCCCGAATTCCCGCGTGATTTCGTCCTGCCGCATGTCGGTCAGGGCGCCAGTGGTTCCGTAAAGCGCGTAGATGCTGCCCGTCTTGAAGCACACCGCCGCGTGTTCCTTGCCGAACTTCAGCACCCGCGTCAGCCGGTCGTTGCTCCCCTGGTTGATGCGCGCCTCGTCCCGCACCCCGGCGAACAGCGTCGCGTTCAGGTAGTCGCTGATGTTGACGAGATCCTTCTCCGTCGCCGTCTCCGTCGGCACGAACAACCGCGCATCGATCCATTCGCCGCGGTCCGCCTGCGGAATGTCAAACGTGCCACTCACTGGATTGGCCGAGAGCGCGCCCGTGATGGTGTTCGCCTGCATGGTGGCCGTCACGAATCCGGTGTCCAGATTCTCCATCAGCAGCGTGTCCTTGCCGTAACCGCGGAACATCACCAGCCCGTTGTAAGTCTGAGTGAAATTCACCGCGCTCGTGATGGTCACGCCCGCCGGCAACGGCACCTGGCTGGATCCATTGCCATCGCGGAACTTGAACACCCCGCCATCCGCCGCGACGATCAGCCACAACACTGCGTCCTCGTCCTGGAAATAACCGCTCCCGTAGTAAGTGCCGTAGGGAATCGGCCGCGACGAGGCGCCGCTCGTCACGAGATTGGACCACGGCAGTTTGAAGAAACCCAAGCGCGGCTCCGCTTCGCCCAGTCGGAAGCGGCCATTCTTGCACGCCGCCACCTCGCCCGCCGAGAGCACGCCTGGAGGAAGCAGTTCGTTCACCCCGTTGAACTGCGCGTCCCCGTCAATTTGAGTTTCAGCCCGCATGGTCAGGTTGCTTTAACCACGGATGGACACGGATGAACACGGATGATTTACGGAAGCAGAGCATTCAAGCCGCAGCCAATGGAGGCCGCCATTTCACTGATCTTGGTTTGTGCAGGTGACGCCGGCATCCTTTCTATTTCCCAACTCAGTTCCAGTGTAGCGTTGCGAATTTCAGCAATTCGCTTGTCAGTCCCCAGTTCGCGCGCCGTCCTGGCTGTGGTGAATTGGGACAACTCCACAAACAATCGGTCCAAAGTTTCCGTTTCAGGTTTAGGTTTTGTATCCGTGTTCATCCGTGTTCATCCGTTGTTAAAATCACGTCGCCAGCTTCGTTATCGAGAAGTAGCCCGCGCTCACTTCCAGCGCACTGGCTGTTCCCTGTGAAAATACAATCTCAACAACATCCGCCGCTGCAAGGCTGGCCATTGCGGAAATGTTGAAATGAATGGAGTTTGTCGTCAGCGACATCCGGCCCGTAGCGTAAATGGTGGATGGCGTCGCCTTGTTCCGCAGAATCATCGTGCGTTCCCCCGCGTAATCCGCCACCGACGAGATCAACCCCTCCGCCTGGAGCAGGTAATAACCATCCTCACCCGCCGGCACGAGGAATTCCCCCGGCGCGGCCGCATCGTAGAACCCGCCCGCATCCCACACCTCCGTGCTGAAGATGGTCTTCCCGCCCGGTGAACCGTTCACCAGATTGTAAGTGCCGCTGGATTTGCACCGTGCCCCCACCAGCGCCGGAATACTCCCGCCGCCACTGGCCGCCGCGATGGTCAGCGTGTTGGCCGGGTCATCGTAGGTCAGCGTGATGTTCGTGCCCGCGACAAGGAGCGCCGCCACCCGGTCATCCACTGCCTCCGCAAAATCCGTGATCGCCGTGCTGGGATGCGTGTGCGCCGTCGGCGTGCGCGCATCGGACAGCCGCGAATCCGCGTTTGTCACATACTTGTTCCCACTGCCCGGCGTGCCGCTTGTGCCCACCAGCGCCGCCTTCTCGCCCGTGGACGGATCGTTTGTGTTCGGATGGTCCAGCGCATTCGAGTGCGTGGCATGGTTGAGCGCCAGCTTGCTCTCCAGAATGCCCGCGCCCGTGGCCACATCCGCATTCTCCACCAGCTTGGCCGCGGCATCCTGCGAACCGCTGGTGATGTGGACAAACCCCGTGCCAATCGGCACCGTGCCACCGCCGCCATCGCCGCCACTGCCGGGATAGCACAGCACCTGTCCATCCGCCTGGAGCTTCCACTGCATCCCCGTCATCACAGCACCGGCATACTCACTATCGAGCACTGCCGTGAACGCGCGGACTGGAAAGCCTTGGTCTGGCATTGGTCAGAAAGTAAACAGTGGCAGGCGGGTGACGAAGTGCGTTCGCCCGATGGAAAGTAAATGCCCGCCCGCCACCATAAAGTTGTCTCTGCCTTACTTGGCGTGCTCGAACTGCCGACCGGCCCGCTCCAGTCGCTTTCCCAGAATCTGCACGTATTCGCTCATCACCCGGCCTTGCGAATACAGAAGGTCTTTATCTTCCCGCGCCAGTTTCGGAAACGCGTCCGAAGCCATGTAGGTGTTCAGCTTGTTAAGCCGCACCGCTGTCTCCTGCGTTTCCGCCAACAGTCTGTTTAATTGTTCTTGGTCCATAATTCGTGTTAATCCGTGCAATCCGTGTCTCAGAACGGCAACCGAATACCCCACACCGCCCTGCCGGTAGCCGCGCCGCGCGTGGTCGTTTCCAAGCCGAGTTCCGCGAACGTCCCGATATGTTTGTTGATTCTCCATTCCACGCCACCGCCCGCGCCGGCAAAGAGCCGGTCCTGCTCGAAGTTGAACCCGCCTTCCACGTAGCCGTAAGGCGCCACCGCATCCCACAACGGCGCCCTGGCCGTCAGTCGCCCACTCGTCCGGTCAATGACCGAATGCGAGAAGTCGCTCAACTCCGCCCGCGCCCCGATGCCGAATCCCTTCGTAAAGAAGTAATCGCCGCCGATGCCGGTCCCGACCGAGATCGCTTCCTTCGCCCGTGCCTCCGTGGCAATGGCCCCCGTGCCATAAAGCGACAGGCTGAATTCCTCCGCGCGGAATGCCGACTCCGCGTGAGCCTGCGTCGTGTAGATTTTGATGATGGCCAGCGCGACAAGCGCCAGCAGGATGGTCCGAACTGTTTTCATTGGTTTTGTGTTGGTTCCTTTTCCTCCGGTGGCACGGGGGATTGTTTCAGGTAGAATGCGAGGGAGATTACCGCCGCACCGACCGCCATCTTGCCCAGCTTGGGCAGGTCGTTAAAATTGAACGCCACCGGGTCCACCGCGATCGCGCAGACCGTGTTGGCCGCGCCGCCGATGACGGCTGCAAGAATCCCTTGAAACCACTTGGTCCAGTCCAGGTTGATTTTGCTCATGAGCGTTGTCCCTTGTGCGTGCACTGCGCGCACTCGCCCACGCGCTCGCGCAGTTCCGAAATTGTCTTCCACAAGTTCAGCCGGTCCTGTTCACACACCTCTGTGCGCTTCTCTAGCTTCTTATAATTGGCGATGACTACCGCCCACAGAATCGCCACCACACCCGCCAGGCTCACAATTGCCACCATTAGCTGCTGTTCGCTTGTCATCCCTTGATCCCCTTGGTTTGTCGTTTCACCGCCAGCGCGGCAGGCGTCATCGCCTCCGCTTGAATCTGTTCCGTCGTGCGCACCTTCTGCGCCTGTCGCGCCGCGAAATCCAGCTCCGCCTCCTCCCGCGAATTCGCGGTGATCGTCATGCTCAAGCCGTCGCGTTGAATGGGGTATTTCATGGCAGCGGTGGCGGCACCGTCACGTTGAAAGATTTGGCCCGCATGAATTCCATCGGCTGCGTTGGTGTGACAAATTGGGTCACGTCCACTCCGTTGCTGCTGCCAGCAAACCTAAGCCTCTTCTCCCAATTCAAAAGGTCTGCCGTCGTTTCAATCATGCCAGGAATCGGCACATTGAGCAGCGTCGTGGAAACGGGTTTTAGATTCGTTGGAGGAATAGGAGCGCCGGGAACTATCAGCGGGACGCTCGGATCGCTCTCGCCCCACAGGTTGCTTGCTGTCACGGTCCAGCGATGCGGAGCCGCCAGCACGTTGCTGATCGTCACGCTCAAGTTCGTTGTGGTCGCGACCAGATTCGTGATGACGCCATTGTCGTAAACCCTATAAACGAGATTCGATGCCAACTGTCCGTCCCATTGCAACGTCACGTTTTGCACCGGCGGCACAACCGCCGCAGCACTCAGCGCCGACAAAAAAATGAACGCAAAGATTCTCATTGCCTGATCGACGCTCCATTTCTCAGCGTCACGCCGTTGCCGAATCGGAATCCTTGATAAATGCCTGAATCCTGATATTGCCACGCCCCGATATCCGGCATCGTCGTTAACAGGTTCCCATCCAAATCCTTAGTGACCCCAAAGCTAGAAACATTTGTTCCAAGCCCTCTCCCCTGATACGTCGAGAGTGGGCGCAGGTTGGTTTTGTAAGCCGTGAAGTTCAGCGTCTTGTTTGTTCGGATAAGGCAGTTTGGCGGAAGTGTCACCGTGTTCGTGGTTAGAAAAAGATTGTGACTGTAGGTAGTGTTCGCTGGTACGCCCCCATTGGCCGGTGGTTCTTGGTCTATCACGTTGTTTTGGATTCGGTAGGTGTCTCCGGACTCATACCACATGATTTGAAAGTCACTGCTCGAATTGGTGTCGTTGCCTACGATGGTGTTGTTCAGCCAATGGATGTATCCGCCGCCGTGTGACCACTGGTTAATCGTGCCGTAATCCGTATCGATCCAGTTGTGATGAAAGGTTAGGTCTGAAGAGGCTTCAAACGTCAGTGGTTGTCCGCAACCAATGATGGTATTCCATGCGGTGACTGTGTTTGTGGAGCCTTGATACAGCGACAGCCCGTTGCCGTGAACGCCTCGAATGCCGTAAATATAGTTGCTGTTAATTTGACTGTTTCCGACACCGCCGCAGTAAATCCCAGTGCCGCCAACCTCGACCACTCGATTGCTGCTCACCGTTTGCGTCCATCCCTGAATCCTCATGCCACGAGAGCGGATGCAACCAAAGATTGAATTACCAACTACTACAAGATTGGTCGTGGTCGGCAGGTTGAGGACAGGCCCCTGACTCATGCACCTCATGAACTTGATGTCATTGTTGAGGATTTTGATGCCGTCGTAGTAGGGAGTGCTGCCGGTCTGCGTCACGAAGCCCGCCCCTTCGCTCCCGTTTGGTCCCGCATAATATCCCTGCGCTTCAAAGTTCTGAATGGTGACAAACTGCCGCCCGCTGATGATGAATGCAGCTCCCAGAACCGCCACGCGGATGCTCTGTGTGTTTGGGTTCACGTTCCCCAGCGGCCACATGAACATCTTGTTTGTCACCACTGCGTATTCGCCTGCGTAGCTGATGCTACGCATATTGTTGATGAGGGAGTATTTGGTTGTCGTGTTGAACGTGATGCTTGGAGACATCGCGAAGCGCAGCGCATTCGTCGTGCTGAAGTAATTCGTAATCGGATAATAGACCACCGAGTTTCCAACTACCCAAGCACCCAGCCAACAGTTGTCCCAATAGCCGTCCGGCTGAGTCAAATAGGCGGAGTCCTTCAACCAATTTGTTGTGATGTTCCCGCTGCTGGTGAGGTTCGTCCACGCACTGTTTGTATAGCCGACGTGAATCGAGTCGTAATAGATGGGCGCCTCTGGCGTGTAGTCTTGCGCGAAGGGCAGGAACTGATTACTGACAATCACCGTTTGCCAATGGCTGGTTTGGCCACCGTTGGCGGTCGCATACCACATGCTCGCGAAGTTAGCATTGCCACCAACCTCGTTTGTGGTCGTTGCCTGCGTCCAAGTGTTGGTAAACGCTACGCTGCCATCCATGATAGCCCGCCCCGTTCCCCATCCAGAAGGTGAACCCTCAAACGTGATCTGATTCCCAGACGTTCCAGACCACCCAATGGTGATGGTTCCAAGATACCTGACTCCACCTTTGAAATTGATGGTGTCTCCGGCTGCTGGGGTTGTGCTCGCTGCGGTGCCGGTGGCATTGGCATCTCCGGGGCAATGCTTCCAAGGTGCGCCGCTGCTTGTCCCCGTGTTCGCGTTGGAGCCGCTCTCGAAGTCCACGTAGTATTGAGCAGCGAAAACAGACTGAACGAGCAGCGCAACAGCCGTAAATGTGGAGAGTAAAATTCTCATCGCGCCTCATCCTTAATTAGCCCGATAGTGGTCGAGTCCAGTTCTCCAGACCAGATTCCGAAGTCGTCTAAACGACCGGCTCCCCACAAAGAAGCTCCGCCTCGGGACATCAGATAAAGAACGTCCGTCGCAATGTTCGAGGACTGGTCTTTGTCATTCAGGCCGGCGACGATGTTTTGAGTTTTTAGTGTTCCGTCTATGTAGATTTTAATGTCTCCGGTAGTGGTTGAATTATCGAAGACAACGGCTAGGTGATGCCATGCCGCCGCGCTTACGTTATTGGTGGACTCGCCGCGATATTTGAAAGCACCAACAGAATCCTGAATGACTGCTTGCAATCCCCCAGTTGTGTCAGGAGTGAAATTCAGCGCGCCATCCACGTTGTTTGCATTGGAGGAATGCTCAAAAAGAAAGTCGTTTCCTGTCGCGTAAGCATCCCACCAATACCAAGTGCAGACCGTGATAACTTTCACGCCAAACGTGATGTTCGCCACGCTGCGCCCAAAGTCATTCACGCCGTCGAATTGCAATGCCCCACCGCTGCCGCTCTTGCCGGTAATCCAAGTCGCGCCGAAGTTCGTGAACGTGTTCCCGTTTCCAGAACTGTCCGCCATCGTCACGCCGCTGCCCTCGTTCATTTCGAGGCGGAGGATTGGAGTGGGGATGGAAGATCCCGCCACATTCCTCGCCATCAACATCCGCCTGCGGTCTGCGTTGACGGTGAAGATGACTGCAAGGAGCAGGATTGAAATCGTGAGGATGCGCTTCATTCCGTGTAAGTGTTGATGATTGCACCTGCGATATTAGTTGTTCCTGTAAACAGCCGATAAGGACGAATGTTCAACTCAGCCCCTGTTCCGTCCAAGACAGACACCGGAAGCTGAACAGCTAGAGGGGCTGAATTGGAGGACTGATTTGCCACTAGCCAGCCAGACGGAAAAGTGTTCGTTACAAAGTAATCACTTCCGGAGGCAGCCGCTCCATGAAGTCGCAAGCTGAGAGTCTGTCCCTGCGCAGGATTCAGCCAGTTTACGATGGTGTTCTGTGCGATTCGATTGGTGATGTGGAAGTCATTTCCGTGGTTGCAGTCCAGCTCGATATAGACCGCGTTGGCCTTGTGAAGCAGTCCGACCAGATTCGTAATCATCACGCTGTTGGAGATCGCTACGCCCTGAATCACCGAGACGCTATTCGATGCCGCAAGTTCAATAGTGGGTCGACCTGTTCCGCTGCCGGTGAAGGATGCGGCACGCACATCATACGTCACATTGGCATTATCAAGGTTGGTCCCGCCGCTTCCCGCGCTGCCGGTCAGCGTCAGCGTCACCTTGCGCAACTCCGTATCGTTCACTGCCGCGATGGTAAGATTTCCGCCGTTCACCACGTTCAACTCTTCCATCGGTCCGACGCTGACGCCGTTGGTCGAAAGCGTTCCGGTAAACCGATTGCCTTCCAGGTTTAGAATCTGCCGCGCAATCTCCACGTTGCCAGTCACGCTCAAATGCGTTCCGTCGTAATAGCTCGGCCCATTGGTCATGTATTCAGGAAAGAGCAGGTCGCGCCGAATCAATCGCTTGGCCAACCCGCTATTCGTGAGCAGCATGGAGTTGAACACTGTGCGCCTTCCGTTCTGGGTAGAGTCCATGAATTGCGCAGCGCCCATCGTCGAGGCCCAGACCTCAAAGCCGTCTGCCGTAGCCCGATTGATATAGCCCAAGTAACCCGCGTAGATGTTCGCCGCCGTGATGCCGTCCACGAAATCGTTGGCCGGAGGCCCGATAACCAAGATTGACTTATCTACACCGTAAGCCCCCCCATTCTTCTCTGGTCGCAGATATTGGATGGTGTTGGTGTATTCCTGATCGATGGAGCCAAACCCGCCAGTAGGAGTAATAAGGCGAGCCCCGGCTTGAGCGTGGTTGTAGACCACAAACGAGTTACTTACGCTAGGATTCTGCCAGAGTTGGAACGGCCAGTTCCAGTAGACATCGCCCGCGAACCCAATGCCATTCCATGCGTCCAAAGACGTTCCCTCAACGACCATGTTTACCCTCTGCGGGGCCAGACCGCGCAAGGCCATGTCCACGTTCTTCACCTGCTCGTCCGTCAACTGGCCATCAAACAACGCCCAGCTTTCGATATAGCCTCGAAAGGTGCCGTCTGGATACGAACCCGCCGCGTTGTTGTATCCACCAAGAATCAACTCCGTCATGTTGATGTTGGTGGGTGGATTCGCAAACACGTTGCTCTTGGAATAGAGACCGTCTGCCCACATTTTCAAACCAGTGGTTCCGTTTACCCAATAGCCCGCGCTGTGGCGCATGGAGTCTTGGTGGTGCAGCGCCGGAGCGTTAGTGGTAACGGCGAAAGAGAAGTTGGTGTATTTAACCGTGTTGCTCTGCGCCATCGCGAGGTAAAAGTAATTATCCCCAAGCGTCTCAACCGCAGTGTAGCTGTGCGTATAACCGTTGGTATTGAAGATACCGATCAGTTGCGACTGCGCGACGGCCATGTTTGTAAACGTCCGGTAAGCCACTATCAGCGTGTAGTTCGTCGCATTCGGCACATGAAACATCGGTGCCGCAGTCGGTGTGCCGTCCAGCAACACGCCGTTGTCATCCAGCGTCTGCGTGGCATTCACCGGACTTGTTGCGTAACCCTTGAACGTCTTAAACGTCGTCGCTGAATCTTGGTGGTAACGGAACATCGAAGCCGCATCGAGCATGGTTGACCACAGCCCCGCCCGCTTGATCTGCCGCACGAAGTTATCCAACCGCTCCCGCGCCGGTTCGTTCGTGACGCTGGCCGAAACGATGTAATCCGCCGCGTTCGTGTCGTATTTGAAAAAGTTGCCCCAAAGCGCATTGGTAGCCCATTCCACGGGTGGATTCGTCTTCTGCCCTGCGAGCTGAATCGGCAACTGAATCTCCGTCCCGCTCAGAATCAACGGAGCGAGCACGGTAACGCTGCCCGTCGTCACGCTACCGCCCCCGCCCGCCGCCACCGGCACCTGGAACATCGCCGCGCGGCCCGTCATGGGCAGGCACGCCAGCAGTGCGAGAGCCAGCCAGTATTTCAAACCGTCGCGTAGTGTTCTCATTATCGGGGGGTGTAGATAACCGTCACGTCAAAGCTCGCCGTGGAATTCGTCAGCGTCAGATCCGTCGTGCTGGTGCAGACCGTCACGCCCGTGCTCAACGGTGCGCCGTAGCTGCCGAAGTCGTAACCGCCGCCCGCGCCCGCGAGAATCTTGACCGGGCTGAACGATGGCCGGGAGTTGTTGGCTGGCGTGCTGGTGGCGTCATACACATGCAGCCACAGATCGCTTGCGCTGGTGTTGCTAACGAACACGGTGAACACCCGCGAGCGCGTGCTCACAGCGGTAAAGGCGTTGGTGCTGGTGAGACTGCGCGAGATGTTCGCCGCCGCCACAATGCCCTGTGCGTGCGCCTGGGGACTCAGCACCGCCGCCGTCAGCGCCATCGCCACCACCAACACCCATCCAAACCATCGTTTCGTTTTCATAAATCAGTAAGCCGAACTTCCATAGACCCGCGGCGGCACGCTCGAAGCCTTCCCGCGATACGGGAAGAACCGGTTCGCCTGCTGGATCAAATATCCTTCCGCCTGCTCGTTGGCCTCGCGTCGCGCGTCCGCCTCGTCATCCGCCACCTTCAGGCTGGCCAGGGCGCTGAATATCGCGAACTGCTCGAACGCCTCCGGAATCTCCACCACCGCCCACTTGGCCGCCGTGTCGTCCGGATCCTCGCCCGCCGTCGTCGTCGTCACGCAGGTGTAGAAATTGCCCGCCGTCGTCGCGCTGCTGTAGTAAACCTGCTTACCCGCCGCATACGTGGCCGTGGCGCTGAAGAGCGATCCCGTGAGCCGCGTGCGGGCGATGCGAAAGGTGATCCAGCAAAACGCCACGTCATCCCGCACATACACCCGGTCTTGAATTTCCTCCCAGTCCAGCCCTTCCCAGCGCGCGTCACTGCGCGGGTCCACATTCGTCACGTTGAAGGTGTCGCCAATTTCCGTCTGGCCCGTCAGCTCCTTGGCCACATACCGCTGAAACGGCGTGAGCACACCCCAGCGTTCATTGCCCGCCGTGGCCGTGGGAATCAACGTGCCGCTGCTGGTGTGCGCCGTGTGGCACTGGTAATAGTTGTTGTCCACCGTGTAATACACGATGTCACCCACGTCGTAGGCCGTGGCGGTTACCCAGTCCTCGCCCGCGTAAGTCGTCAGGCACTCCGCCCAGTAGGCGCTGCGTTCTGCGCCGGCGCTGTCCGTTGGGCTGTTACCGCTGCCCGTCACGCTGTCGCGCAGGCATTGAAAGTATTGCTGTGTCGCCGCATCAAACACCTCGTCCGTCTTGTTGTAGGTGGAGCCGGCCAGCCAGTTGTCGCGAAAGTAACGGCGCTCCGAGCGCATCAAGAACGGCCACCATGTCTCGAGCCAGCTCTCGTAAATCCATGCCTCGCCGATCGCCATATCCAGGTGCCCGCGCACCGCCGCCCAATCGTTGGTGTCCGGCAGTTCCGAGTTGCCCGTGTGCAGCTCGTTGACTCCCTCAAACAGGCGTTGGGCAGAGACAGTTTTCATCCGTGGCTAATTGTCCGCGAACGTCTTGGTGAATCGTTTCTCCGGCGGCACCCAGCCCACCGTGAGCTTCAATCCGTTGCCCGGTGCCGCACCGCGACTCAGCGGCTTGGTTTCCGGCGCAATGCGGTCGATGTATTTGTTGAACCCCTTGTCCTTCCAACAATCGTGCGTGCCCATCTTCAGCGCCCAGTCATGGTAGGCAAAGGCATCGATGTGCCGCGTCACCGCGCCCATGCCCTCGAGCGCATTGGTTTCACGACAGGCTTTGGCAAACGCCTCTTGCTCCTGCTGTGCGCGGGCCGCTTCCGCGAGCCATTCCTGGCGCACCATTTGTTCCAGGGCCAGCGCGGTTTGCGGGCTGATGTGCAACTCGAGTTCGCTCAGTAGGCTCATGAGGTAGGAAAATGGCGCGGGCAGGGGACCGGGCAGGTTTACCCCGCCCGCGCAGACACGGACCGTTGCCGGTCAGAACTTGTATTTGGCCGGTTCCACCACGCGCCACAGGATGCGCAGCTTGCCCGCCTGATAGTTGTCCACCGTGGAGCCCGTGCTGCCGACCGTGGCCAGCAGGTTGATCGCCGCCGTGGTGGACTTGTAAGGAATCGCGAGGTTGGTGGAGAGGCACCAGACGGTGAACCCGTTCGCCACCTGAATGCTCGCGCCATCGATGCAGTTGGAACCGAAGAACCGGTTCGTGGTGCCCGTGATGCCGATGGTCAACGCCAGGTTGGTCGCCCCGGTGGTGGTGCTGGTGAATCCCTCGTCGATGTAGAACGCCACGCGGTCGATATACGCGTTCGTCGGGATGGTCATCAGCGTCAGCGTGGTCAGCGAGTTATCGCTGGCGTTCAGGTCGTCCCAAGTGACCTTCGCGCCATGAGTGAAGCCGCTGGCCGCCTTGGTGTCCGTCGGCAACACCTGCACGTCCAGCGCCTGCATCTGGAAGGGAGTCGCCACGGTCATGATCAACATCGCCAGCAGCATGAGCAGCGAGGCGAAGCGTTCAGTGAGAGTTTGGTTCTGTTTCATAATCGGTTTCAGTAAAAGGTTTCGTTTACAGGTTCAGGTCATCGATTACGTGGTGGCGTTGAACTTGCCGAGCCCTTGCGGGTTGAGGCATTTGAAACCCCAGATGGCGTCCACGAGGAAACGGGGACCACCGCCGCGATCTTCCAGTTCTTTCACGCGAGGCTTGCGCTTGTAGTGGAGCGAGAGCAACGCCATCTTGAGCAGATACCCGCGGCGCAACTGTGCGGCGGTGCTGCCACCAAATACGGCCGTGCCGTTGTAGAGCGTGGGATGGATGTTGATCTTGCCGAAGTCCCCGTCGAACTGCGTCACCACCGTGCCGAGCATTCCCTTGAACTCGGTGTTGTAGGTGCGAATCTGGGAGAACGTGTTCGTGGCCGCACTCACGCGGGTGGACATGGCGCTGATGGCCCGGCGCAACTTTGGTCCGCACGGCAAATCGAAATCGCCAATTTCGCCCGTGACGTTGTAAACGCTCTCGAGCACATCGCCGATCGTGGTTTCGGTGACGCTCGCCATCGCCGTGGCATCGATGCTGGCCGCCGGCGTGAGATACAACGTATCCACCGGAAGCGTGGCCTGGGCCGTGGACTGAATCCAGACACCCAACCCGCGCGGCTTGTAGGGATTGCCGGCCGTTTCCGCCTGCGTTTCTTGATCGCCGCAGATGGAGCCCTCGATGGAGCGGGCCATTGCCTTGAGCAGCTTGCGCACGGACTCCGCCTTTTCACCACCGGGCAGGCCGGCGACGTTGGAAACATTCTCCGCCAGGTCCGACACGCCAGCCGAGTCGCGATACTTGGTCGCATAGATTTGCGCCAGGCGTCGGTTCTCGGACGTGTTGCGGAACGTATCCACATCCGTGCCGTCTTCCACGGCCAGATCGGCTTCGTCCTCGAAGTCGTCCATCTGCCATTCCATCAGCATATTGCTGATGTCTTCACCCTTGGGGATCATCGCCTGCACCGGAGTGGACTTGGCGTCCACGCGGGCGATGATGTTTGCGAGCATCTCGCGCTTACCGATTTGATTCCGTTCAATTAACATTTGGTTGGTTTCTTCCGGCAAGAAAAGGCGTCAATCGTCGCCCAGCATGGATTCAATCAATTGTCTGCCAGCCGCGGAGTCGCCTGATTCCATGAACCTCTGTTCCGCATTGCGCAGCGATGCCTTCGCGCGGTTCACCGGAGCCGCTTGCGCAGCCGGTTTGCCGGGAGGTCGCAGGGCCGGACGCGGTGCCGGTGGAGCCGCCGCCACTGCTGGCGCCGCTCCATTGCCGTGCCCGCTGCTCTTCACCTTCTCTCGGAGCAACGCAAACGCCATCGCATCGGAAGCCATGAGCCTCAGAGCGGGTTCGTTTCGCAGCACCGGGAAGTTGCGCAGCAACGTATCGAGAGCCCGGCTGTGTTCGCTCGTGCGATCCTTCAGGGCGGGATGACGCTGCGGCAGGATGGTTTCCACATTGCGCGCCGCCTCGGCCCGCTTCTGTTTCACCGTCTGCAACTCCGTCTCCTTTTCCCTGAGAGTCCGCTCGGCTTTCCGCCGTTCTGCCCGCAACTGCTCACGCGTCCATTGCACACCGTCCGCCGTCGTGGCGCCGTCGGGATTGTCATCCACGAAATCCAGCACCCGTTCAGCCCTGGCAATGTCCGATTGGATCGCCTGCTCGGCATCCGTCGGCATGGCTTGCGCCGCACCGGGATTACTTCGCAGTTGTTCCACTTCCTCGCGCAACTGGTTCAGCTCCGTCTCCCGCGCACCTTCCACCTCCCGCACCTTGGCGTTTAGTTTCTTGATGCGCCGCAGATACGACGCCGGCCACTTGCGCTCGCGAGCGAGTGCGTCCAGCGCCTCGTCGTCCGTCGGTTCCCCGTCCGCATCAGCTTGCGCTTCCGCGGTCGGTTCCTGTTCATTGGAATCATCGTCCCCTGTCGCTTCCTCGGCCTCTGCGGTTTCTTCGCCGGATGTTGGTTCATCCTCCGCAGTGGCGTCGTCGGCGACAGCCGTTACGTCCTCGCCCGTCTCGCCCTCATCGTCCTCGTTCACCGGTTCGCTGTTGGAATTGGCGTTCCGCGTGTTCGATTTCTTCGGTGGCGTGGTGGGTTCAGACCCAATACTCAGCGACTCCATCAATTCCGCCGTGATGGCAGCTTCGGAATCACCCTCATTGGTCGCTGGCGCTGGCGGCACGAACGCTTTCGCCCGCACCGCATTGCTTGGACCCGCGGTTGTTTTCGCAGAGGCCGCCGCCACCGGAGCCGGCGCACTGGCGACAGCAGGGGAAGCAGGAGGCAATGCGGCGGGGTTACCCGTGGACCCCGTTGACTTTGATTTAGTCTTTGACATGCGTTTAAGCCGGCAAGTCGGCAACAGGGTTTCAGCGGTGAACGCTCCAACCCAGAAAGTCCTGCCTGCACACAACTCCTAAACGCCGAAACCCGACAAGGGTCGCTTGTCGGGTTCCGTCCACTTCCGTCCTGTTCCGTCGTGTTTTGCTTTAGCCGAAACTCATAAACTCAGAATCAGACCGATTTGATGGTTCGGTAATCGAATGGCGTTTCATTGGTTTCCGTGATATTCATTTCGCGGATAACGCAGCCGGTATCGCGGCAGATCCTCGCCATCAGTTCATGCACTTCCCTCCATCCGTCCGCAATAAGGCGTTCCACGCGAGTTTCCGGCTTGTCGTTGGTTCCGCTGATGATGACTTCCACTTTGTAAATTCTCATGCTTCTGTTCCCCTTTCTGAGTTTCTGAGTTTCGGCTAAAATCCCCTCGGCTATTCCTCTTCTTCCTTGTCCTTGAGCGAAGCCAGATACTGCGCCACATGCGGCCATTCCCGATACGCATTGGAATGCAGGTCATGCAGGTGATTGATCGCGTCGCGCAACCCTTTCGCGTAACCCGCCAGTCGTTCCCGGTTGTCCGCCTGCACCTCGAGCGAAAGCGCCTGCTCCGTTGCCTCCGTCGCCGCGTCAAAGAGAAACTGCGACAGTGCCGCATACGAGCCCGCCGGCATTTCCCGCAACTTCTCCGCCACCTCACACACCTGTTTCGCTGTCAGCATAAAATCTCAACCCTCAACTCCCCAACTCTCAACTACTGTTTGGCATTCGGGTCCACGCCCAGCCTGCCGATCTCCTTGTTCTTTTCCTGCTTCACGCTTTGCTCCAGGTTCTGCGTCCACACCTGCATGTGCTGTTGGAAGATCGGATCCTGCTTCAGCGCCTGCTGATACTTCGGATTCCCGCCCTGGCCCATCGCATCCCCGAAAATCACCTGCTGCGCGAATTGCAGCTTCATCGCCGCCGTCGGGTCGTTCTCCACCGTGTCCGGCGGATTGCCCCCATGCATCAGCGCAATCTGATCGCGCACTTCCTTGAACACCTTCTGGCTGGCCGATGCCGTGTCCGTCGTCAGAATCTGCGCATACGTCGGGTCGATCGCCGTCATGATCATGTTCGTCAGCTTGTCCATCGGAATCGTGCCCGCCCGATCCGCCGGCACCGCCCACTTCAGGATGGCCTCGATCTTCTTGAACACGAATTCCATGTCCAAATCCTTCACATCGAAGTAAAGCCCCACGTCGAAGCTGCCCGCGATCTCGTCCGGCGTGGCCGGCATGTCCACGTCCCCGCCCACGATGCGCGTCAGCTCGCGCTCGTCCGCGTTGCGTTGAATCAGCTTGAACACCATCCCCCACATCTCCGCGCACGTCCCGAGATACCGCTCCGTCATCCGCTGCAATTTCGCCTGCCACTTCGCCGGCAGCACGTTCTCCGTCATCAACCCGAAATAATTGTCCACCCGCTTGTGCGCCGCCTCCATCAGCTTGAACGCCAGATCCGGATTGCCCGTCGGCGGATTCGCATACTCAATCAGCGGACGGTTCCCATAGTAGGATTGGCTGCTGGTCTGACTGCCCGGCCCCGCCTTGTATTTCATGCCCAGCCGCGAATTCACGATCCGCTCCGGGTTCACTTCGATGGATTGCCGGTCCAGCAACAAATCGAGCGAAGTCTTGATCGCCGTCTGGTCGCTGCCCACCAGTTGAGGCACGCCCATGCCCTGCGTGAAAGCCCGCGTCTTCTTCTGCCAGCGATAGCCCACGAACGGAAACAAGTCCGGCAATTCCTCGTAGGGATAATGCTTGCCGTAACACGGTTCGTCGGGCTCGCCCGGTTCCGTGGTGCAATGCGGACTGAACACCGTGCACCAGATTTGCGGGAGCCCGTCCGTCGTCAGGTAACGCTTGTAGAAATGGATGACTTCGCAAAGATTCGTCTCCGTCTGCGTCGCCCCGTAGCTGCCGCCTTCAAATTCGTCCTCGTTGTCCGTGCTTGTGCCGTTGGTCTGCGCCTCAAAGCCCCAAGTGCTCGCCTGCCCCGCGCTCTTCACCACCTCGAGACACCACTCGTAATCCCAGCCGTCCGACACGTTGCGCGTCATCACCTCCTCCGGCGTCAGGAATTCGCGCACCGCATGCCACGGGCTGCTTTGCAGGTCCGTCATCTCCGGCGGACAAAAGTAATCGTAACCCACCCGCCGCGTCACCACCACCGGCTGGTTCTTCACCAGATACGGCGCCGGAAACGTCGTGCGCCCCTTGCTCCGCAGCTCGCGAATGGCGTGCCGCGCCTTCGTCGGCGCCAGCTTGTAGTTCAATAGGAAATCATCGCCATACTCCGCGCGTTGCTTCGTGAACAACTGCGCCGCGAGTTCAGCCGCGAACTGTTGCAACAGCTCCACCGCCTCGGCCTCCAGCGCAGGATCCTCGATGACCATCGGGAAGAGCTTCATGCGCGTGAGCTTGTCCGCCATCTCCGGCTCCATCTCCTGCGGCGGCATGGATTCCAGTGCCTGCACCGCCGCCACGCTCGCCTGCACGATTTCCGCCAGCGACAACGGTTCCTGCTTCAGCGACAGACACCGCTCCCAATCCACCTGCATGACGCTGCACGAATCGTTCAGGCCGAATTGCCACAGATACTCCGCTTCGTTGCGCAGGTCCGGCGTCATGCGCTCGCGATACTTGTCCAACACGATTTGCGCCTGGCCCGCGCGCGGGATGTCCCCGGCTTCGGTCGGCTTCAACTTCAACTGCGCCCGTTCAAACGCGCTGCTCAACACGTCGCCCACGTCCTCGATCACGGAATCCGCGAGATACACCCGTGCATCGCTGGCGTCCTCCCACGGCACCGGGTCTTTGCCGAGATTCCGGCGATGCTTCCGGTAATCCGCCGTGCGCCCCTTCCAGCGATTGTAACGCAACCGATCGTTGCGCTCGCGATGAAAGCCCGCCACGGAAAGACCGCCCGCGCGCTCGAACTCCTTTTGCAGCTCGCCCACGTTGGGCTCCTCCGAGACGAACAACAGCGGATGCTGCTCCTTGATGTCATCGATGTCTTGTGATGCGGGCATAATGCTGCGTATTGACTGTGCCCGGTCGCCCCCGAACCAAGCACACCACCGCCCAATCGGTCAAGGGTGTGGAACGCGCTTCGGCTTCTTCATTTTGTCCAACCCAATAAGTGCAGCACCCAATTTCCTTCGCTCGCCATCCGTCAGCCCGTAATGCTTTCCCTTCCACATAATCAAACGGATGATTTCCTTGTAAGCCTTTCTCAGTTCCGCCCGCTGAGCCTTCGCCGCTTCTTCCTGTTCCAACCACGGCTCCAAACGATTGATCACGTCGCGTAAATCTTCCCTCTTTACCGGTATCGGCCACACTTCTGGTTCGTCCATCTTTGTTCCCTTTCTGAGTTTATGAGTTCCGGCTATTCCCCTGTCTCCCCTTCATGCCACACCTTCACCCGGAGCTGTAGCCGTTTGTCCAGCCCCTCGTATTGATGCAGGTTCAGCGGATCCGTCAGCGCCACCAGCGCATCCGACATCACCGCCAGCGCCGTCTCCTCATGCTCCGTCAGCAGCCGCGTGCCCTCCAGCCGGTCCAGCACATCCAGCGCCGCCAGCATCTCCTCCATCGTCGGCACCGGCCCCTTCTCAATTTCTTCACTCATCTTCATTCCTTCGTCTTTAAATCCGTGTTCATCCGTGTCCATCCGTGGTTGATCAATTCCTAAACTCCCTCGCCAGCATCCGGCTCACCGTCACCTTGACGAACCGCAATTGCTTGCCCATGCGCACCGCCGCCACCTTGCCGTAAGGCACCGCATCGATGTCATCGGCGCTGGCCACTACCACCGTCACCTCCGGCAGCAGATCGCGTTTGATGCCCACCGCCACCACCTCGCACCGCCGAATCAGCTCCGGCAAGTTCTTCCATTCCCTGGATGTCATCGTGTTTCGCGTCCTGTCCGTTGTTTCTCCGCACTCAAAGCCGCACGCGTGCGTAAATGCCGCACGTCGTCCTCCGTTGCCGACGCGATGCGCGCAGCGCCGCCCGGCCGTAGGAGCCCCCTGATCGTGCAACTCCTCACCACCCACACCAGCAGGCCGGGCAGGTAGCTCGATGGCGCATTGGCAATCGCCTCCTTGATTTCATTGTAAGTTTTCATCGTGTCCTTTTCTGTTTCTGAGTTTCTGAGTTTCGGCTATTCCTCATCTTCCTCCACCCCCGGCCGCACACTGCTGAACCCGCTCCCATCCACATGCCGCAGCTCGCTCCCCACCGCATACCGCAGGCAATCGATGAAATCCTTGCACGCGCCTTCCCCCTTGCTCTTGCCCGTGTAATTCTCCAGCGCCCAAATCAACTGCCCGCAATTCTCCGTCACATACAGCCGCGGCAACTGCGTGAACCGCCCCTCTGCATCCCGCCGATACTCCAGCAAATCCTTGATCAAATTCAGATCAATCCGGTCCCCGATCGCCATGCGAAAGTAAACCCCTTCCAGCACCTCGCCCGTCGCCCCGTCCGTGTGTTCCTCCGCGAACTTCATCACCGGACACGTCTGCCCCGCCGCATCCATCATCGGCGCCGGACCCGCCCGCGAATCGATGATGCGCTCGAAGATGTCCATCTTCCGCACGCCCGCCAGTTGCAGCTTGCGCCGTTTCGGATCGCGCTCCACACCCCCCTGCGCCTCCGGCTGCACGGACTCGATGAGATGCCACACCCGTTTGTAATCGCTGAAGCCCATGTTTAGGTTGTCCTGCGCCGGCCCCTTGTCACCATCCCAACCCTTGCGCGTGTCCTCCGTCGTCTCGCGCTCCGTCGGCGTCGCCCATTCGCCAAAGCTCGCCAGGTCCGGCCAGTCCCGCCACACGTAGTAAGTCGGCTTGTCCTCCGCCAGCCCGCGCGTCACCCGCACGTAGATGAAGCAGTAAGGCTTATTCTCCGCCGGATCCACCACCAGATAATCCGTGCCGCCCTCCGGCAGCTTGTCCGCGGTGATGATGTTGCACGGTCCGAAATTCCCGAACTGCCGGTTCACATTGTCCCGACTGTAACCGTAGGCGATGCGCTCGATGTATTCCGTGGTGCGCCCCTCGCAATCCCGCCGCACAATCTCGTAATAATTATTCACGCACTGGCGATCGATGTGGAAGTAAACCGCCTTGGCCCGTGGCCACGAGCAGGTGCCCGTCACCGGCATGTGCCCGCGCGGACATCCCGCCACTTCATTGGCCGGCAGCAACTCCGCCGGAGCCGTCTTCTCCACGCGCAACGTGCCCACCACTTCCTTGATCGCCGGCGTCATGCCGTGAATCGGCGTGTAAGCCCAGATGAGTTTGCCCGCTCGATACCGCACGCGCCGCGCGATCATGCGAAACCACGCCAGCGCCAGCCCTTCATCCGCCAGCACTGCCACGTTTTGAATCAACGAACCATCCGGCCGCTTGGCCAGCTTCAGCAATTGATTGCCCTTCTCCGTCTTGCCGATCACCGGCAGGCGCCCGCCGAATTCCTGCCCCTCATACTTGCCCGGATCGCCCTTGTAGGTGTCGAACTGGATTTTCGAGAAACCCTCGAACCCTTTCAACGTCCCGCTCTTCTCGTGGAACACCGGCCCCGCGGGAATCACCACCAGCCCCTCCGTGAACCCGTTCGCCTCGCTGTGCGTCACCTTGTAGGTCGGATGCCGCTTCCCATTCAGCGAACCGATGTAAGGCCGCAGAAAGCTCCACACCGCCGGCTGCTGCACGTTTTTGGAAGAATCCTCCGTTTCGCCGAGCACCAGGTAAGTGCCCTTGTCGCCCGTGGGATACTGCCGCGCCGCCTCGCACAACAGCTTGAGCCCGCGATGCGTCTTGCCCCCGCCACGGTTCCAACCGAAGTTCACTTGGATGTCCACATCCGGGTCCGCTAGTTGTTCGTCGGCAATCTTCCAGCAATCCAGCGGCACGCCGAGATACAACGGATCGTCTTGCGCCGCCTGCACGCGCTGCACGTAAGCCGTGAACGCCTCGCGATACGACGCCAGCCCGTTATGACTCGCCAGCAGATCGCGAATCTTGTCCTCCGACAACCACGGCAACAGCGGATGCACCTCCGGCCGCGGCAACTGTTTCAGGAAATCAGACATGATAACTGCCCAAGCTCGGATTCATTATCGCCGCAATCTCCCGCTGCCGGGCCAACTCGCCCGGCGTCACCTCCTGCAATCCGCCTTGCGCCAGTTGAGGCAGCTTCAGTTGCGCGGGTTGATTGCCCGAATCCATCGCATCCAGCTTCGCCAAGAGTTCCTTGGCCCGCTTCCCCGCCGCACTGGACACCCCCACGTAACCGATTTCCCGAAACAGCACCGCCCGCAAATCCATCCGGTCCCGATGCGTTAAAATTCCTTCGTTCATTTTCTTCCTGAGTTTCTGAGTTTCGGCTAAAGTCCATCCCGTTCACCCCACCATTTCCAGCGGACTGCGCACACTCATCGCCTCCGCGTGCAGGTAACCCATCGTCGTGTCCAAAGACTTGTGCCCCATCGCCTGCTGAATCGCGCGCGGATTCTGCCCCTGATTCAAGCAATGCGTGGCGTAGGCATGGCGCAGTTCGTGGGGTTTGATGTTCCCACCGCTGGCCTGACGAATCGCCAATTGCACGTTGGCTTCATGCAACCGATACCGGACCATCTCGCCCGTGCGCGGATGTTCACACGGCGACTTTTGCGGAAACACCCAAGCCCATTTCCACGCGAACCGGCTTTGTGGATACTTCTTGGCCAGCAATCCCGGCAACTGCACCGGCAACCCGTTAGCCACGTCACGCTTCCATGTCACCCGAGCGGCCTCCAGCGCATCCCGCAAACCCGCGTGCAACGAGCAGGGAATCGGCACCACGCGATCCTTGGCGCCCTTGGCCGCATGAATTACCAGCCGCTGATTCTGCAACTCCACGTCCTTCACTCGCAGGTTGCACGGCTCCGTGACGCGCAGGCCGCAACCGTAAATGAGATGCGTGATCAACCGGGTCGGATACCCATGCACGTCCTTCACATTGGCCAGCAAGGTGCGCACCTCTTCGCGATCGGGCGCATGACGCAGCGTGATCGGCTTGTTCGCTCGCAACGCATCGATCCGAGCCAGCGGTTGCCCGACGATCTCGCGATAGAACATCACCAACGCATTGAACCCCTGATTTTGCGTCGAAGCCGAAATATCTTGCCGAGCCAAGTCCGAAAGAAACGCTTCCACCTTTTGCTCCGCCGTCATGCCTTCCACTCCCGCCGCGGTGAGAAATCGCATGTAACGAGCCAGCCACGCCAGATAGCTCTGCTCCGTGGACAGCGCCAAATGTTTCAAGCGCATGTAGCTTCGGAACTTACTACTCGCCTCAGTTGGTTTCATATAGCAATGGCTGGTTGTCTAATCACTTGTTCGGCCAATCGGAAGTCGGTAGTCTTAAATGATCTCCAGGCACTCCGACCATTGTTGGTCCCATTTGGTTCTGAGGTCTTATAGTGTAGGTTCCAGGCACGTAATTAGATCGCTGCGCAAACACGCGTTCGCCGCATTTCCAGCCAATTATTCCGTGCATGTCTTTTGCTACCTCGCACGCAATCTCATCGTCTTGAATTGTCCAAACCTTGGCCGAACCCTGCGGTGCAGCCAATTCGCTCTCCGCATAGTGCCGTTCATCATCGTCGCAGTCTCGGCAGACCGTCTCCATTTCTACCCCGTGTTTACATTTGTCGCTCATGGCTGACCTTTCTCGTTCCTGAGTTTCTGAGTTTCGGCTAAAATCATTCCCGTTCCCCCTTCCACCGCTGTTTCACCATCTTACCACCCACCGCACCCGTCTCGCGACTGCGCAGCCATCGCTTGTCATTGAGCCCGCTCAAATCCTCCGTCAGCGCCGGACGCACCCGCGCTCCCACCGGCTTCATCAAATCATTGTTGCGCGGCGCCTTCTGATCCTCCGTAACCTCATCCGGAAAGCCATCGGCCAGATACCGCCGCCGGAGTTTCATCTCCGTGGCCAGCTCCAGATAAAGTTCCACTGTCATGCTCACGCCTTCGCCTCGCGTTCCTCATTCACCACCGCCAGCCGCACCTCGCTCACATGCAGGTTCAGCCGTTGCCCAGACTCCCCGCCATCCGCATGAATGAAATCCGGGATCACCTCCGACACCGCCACATTGCGCAGCTCCCATTTCACCCCCTGCTTGTCCTGGTAAAACATGACGAGCCGTTTCACGCCGCCACCCCTTCCTTCGCCACCGCTGGCTTCACCGGGCCGCCCTCGAGTTGCGACACCATTGCCAGCCATTCCACCGCTTCCTTCGGCCCCTTCACATTCGCCTGCCACGCCAGCAGCTCCACCGCGATCGTCGCGTCAATCCGCTGATGCAACGCCTCCGCCGCCGCCATGTCCGGCGTGTATTCGTGCGCCGTCCAATACTCCACCGCCCGACGCAACACCCACTGCATCACCCGCGGATTCCCCGGAATCTGCCGCACCATGTAATCGATGACTCGCGCCCGCGTCTCATCGCCCACCTTCAGCAACGTGGGCCGCAGCGGCAACTCCTCCTCCGGCACGCACCCCCACCGTGTTTCCAAAGATTTTTTGCTCATATTTAGTTCAGCCCTTCACCGCTTTACCTATCAACTCTCAACTCCCACACTCTCAACTCTCTTAAACTCCACCACCCACACCCACGGATTCACGTTCCACGAACCCTTGCCGTTAATGGATTCCCACAAGTCGGCATACCACGTCCTGTTTCCTTTCGTCGTATCTGCTGGCAACCCCTCCGCAAAACAGTCCTCGTTGCTGATTTGCTGCAACCGCTCCACTCGCACCGCCACGATTTCCAGCGTGATGCGCGACGCCCACCGCGGCATGTGAATGGACGGCTTCCATCCCTCGTCTGGTGTCTCATCGTCCTTTGGCCATGTCGCCCGATAGCTGGCCGGCCCTTTGCTGGACTTCATCGGATGAAACGTCTCCCTCACCCACAACCGATCGCCCGGCTGGCCGTACGGACAGTGTGACAAAGCCGCTTCACTTTTCCCGCCACATTGGTGCGTGCAGCAGTTTGCTACATCTACCTTCACCACCCGCCGTGTCTGCGTCTTGCGCCCCTCGAGTAGCGCCCGCACCATCTCGCCCTTGAAAAGTATTGGTCGCTCTTTCGTGCCTGTGTCCTTTCCCGCGTTCCTGAGTTCCAAATTCACAATTCCTCCCCTTCATCATCCTGCTTCTTCACCGGCTTGTTCACCCCCGTCGGCCGATACGCATCCGCGAACCGCGTCCACTGCTTGTAATAAACCAGCCCGCAATTCCCCGTCGGGCCATTCCGGTTCTTGCAAAATTTCAGATTGACCAAATCCATCTGCTCCTGCCACGGCGACGATCGATCCAACCACTCCGCCCGCTCCACGAACGCCGTCTCCTTCGGGTCATCCTCATCCACCTCCGGCTTCCACAAGATCCCCGCCACATGACAATCCTGCTCCACCTGGCCCGAGTCGCGGAAATCCGTCAGCTCCGGCTCCCGGTTCATCTTCGCGCTCTCGCGATTCAACTGCACACACACCAGCATCGGCACCCGCAACTCCTTCGCCAGCGCCAGCAACCCGCTCGAGACCTCCGCCACCTCCTGCTCCCGGTTGTTGTAACGCCGCGTCGGCTTGATCAGCTGCATGTAATCCACGATGAACAACCGCACCCCCTGCTTGCGATACAACCGCCGCGCCCGCGCGCTCAACTGCTGGATGTTCAGGCCCGCCGTGTCATCGATGTGCATCGGCATGTCCTTGAAAACCTTCGGCGCCTCCATCAACCGCGCCGCATCCCGCTCCAGCAGGAAACCGTTGCGGAATTTGTGGAGGCTCGCACGCGCTTCCATGAACAACATGCGCGTCATCAAGCTCTCCACCGTCATCTCCAGGCTGAACACCGCCACCGGCACGCCCGTCTTCGCGATGTTCATCCCCATGCCCAGCACCAGCGAGGTTTTGCCCAGGCCCGGCCGGCCGCCAATCAACGTCACCTCCGCGTCATTGAGCCCGCAGAGCATGTTGTCCACGTAATTGAACCCCGTGGGCAACCCCGTCAGCAGCTTGTGCCCGCGATGATGGTCATCCAGTTTTTGAATGACCGGCTTCAACGCCTCCCGCACGATGATCGCCCGGCTCGGCGCGTGCGTCTCGCTCACCGCCAGCACCTGCGCCTCGATGTTCCCGATCACCTCATCCGCGGACACCGCCGCTCCCTCGTCCGTCGGCGGGTTGTGAATCGTCTGCACGCCACCCACCATCACCTGAAGCATCGAACGCAAATGGAACTTGTCCTTCACGATCGCGATGTAGTTTTCCAGGTTCGCCGCGCTTGGCGTCGCATCCGGCAAGCTCGCCAGATACATCAGGCCGCCGATCGGTTCCAACTGCTGCGCGTCCTTCAGCGCCTGCTGCAACACGATCAAGTCAAAGCGCCCTTCCAGCTTCAGCATCGCCGCGTAAATCACCTGATGCCGCAGATCGTAAAACACCCATTCCCCCGGCAGCTTGTCCATGCACTCCTGCATGCACTCCGCCGGGTCGTGCAGAATGCACCCCAGCACCCCCATCTCCGCCTCCACCGAATGCGGCGGAAGTTTGTCGGTGGTAGGGCTCGTCGCTCCGCGCGAGCCGCGTTTGGCCTTCTTGAACTCCTCCGCCGGCATCGCGTTCTCGAATTCGCTGCTCACTTCGCCGCCTTCCAGTTTTTCAATGCCCCCACACACTCCATCAACAGCCGGGCAGATTGCAGTGCATCAGCAAGCGGATTGTGCTTTGGGTTTTCTCCCTCGATCCGCTCCCGTGTTTCCATAGGGTCCATTCCGCAAGCGATCATGAAAGTCGCCAATTCATGGAACGGATACGGACCCACCCACTGTCTTTCCATCGGGTGGTCTTCGACGCATTGAATCAGGAACCGCGCCTCCACTGGCCAGCCGCAGTCCGCCACCATCACCATGCCTGGCAGTTTGTGCTCCAGCCATTTCCTCCAAAACGCCGCTCTCACCTGCCACGGCGAATTGTGCGAACTGTTCAGCTCAGGCGCATTTTCCTTCACCCAAGTAAAACCCTCTTGGTTGCCGCGCGCCGCGTAGGGAGGACAGGCAAAGCAGCCGCTGTCCAATTTGTTCCCATCGGCATCCAGCACCACAAACCCCACTGCGTAGCCTTCGCCGTGAATTCCGATCGATTCCACGTCGAATACAAAATAACTGGTGATTGGCTCTTTCATGTTCGTGTCCTTTTTGGTTTTGGTTCACCCGATCTGCACCGCCAGCATCTTCTGCTTGGCCTGTGTCAGTTGCTCGGAAAGCGCCCTTTTTCGTGCCCGGTCCGCCTCCGTCAAAGTTCCGTCCGCCTTTTTCGTCTTGGCCAGTTGCGCCAGCTCACCCTCGAGCAGCGCCTGCTGCTCCTTCAGCGCCCACACCACGCTCGTGGGCTTCTCGCCCCGGCGCCGCGCCTTTTTCGGCGGAGCCGGTTCCGAATTCCCCAAGGAGCGGGCGTCAGCCTCGGATTCTCCGCCCCCCTGTGGGGGGCTTAAGGGGGATCTATCTACTCTATCTACTCTATCGGTTACCGCAGGGTTACCAGTGGGTTCAGGTTGGGTTACCGTTGGGTTACCGTTGGGTTCTTCGTGGGTTACCACAGGGATAAGCAAGGGTTCCCGCTGGGATACCGTAGGGTTACCCTTCGGACGCCCACCTTTTGAGCCATTCGTCCAGTTCTTCACCAGCCCCTTGTTCGTCTCTTCCCACTGATGGACCACCAGGCCGCAGTCGATTTCCCAGCGCACGAAACCCGCCGCCATCAGACCGTCCCACAACCGGTTCGCCGGCCCCTTGTAGCGGCAAATGGCGCGCAGCGTGCCCGCTTCCATGTTCTCGAACGTGCCCGTTTTTCGCGACTGACAGTGAGCCCACAGCCGAATCACCAGCAACGGCGCCGCCTCATCCTCCAGCAAGTCGCACAGCAACCGCGTCTTCCAGTGGTCCAAGAAATCAGGTTCAACAATCATGTCCTCTTGATCTGCAATCCGTGTTTCAGCCGCACCTGCCAGCGCGTCCCCCGCGCCGACACCAGGAAGAAATGCTCCTTCCCGTCCCCGCCTTTTTCCTTCGTCATGCGCCAGCGCAGTTTTTCCGGAAATTCATGCACCATCCGAATCGCCTGCACCCACCCCAGAACCCGCCAGCGTTCCTCCACAGCCGTCGCCGCCGGTTTTTCGCTACTGCCGGATACCGCCGGCCCGCTCGTGTTCGAAGACATTCGAAAGTGCCTCTTTACGTCCCAAAATTTTCCGGTGTAGTGCATGGGGTGATTGGCGCCGCCGCCGCATCGAGACCCCCCCCCCACCTTATCCGCACCCTGGCCGCCGCCAGCCTCGAGCCCGTCCGCCGTCCGTCCGTCCACCCGTCCACCGGATGGAAACGTGTCCGCCTCCGTAGCCACACCACCAGAAACCGCATCCGACACCGTGACATCAACCACTTGCGCCCGCTTCGCATTTGATTCGGACTCAACTGCGCGCCTCGCCAGCTCCCACGCGGAGTCCAAATTCTCGAGCAGCAACGCGCCCTCGGTGCGCCCAGTCCCCAAAACCACGCCCGCGTCGCGTTGCGACCTTTTATCGATCGCCGCCATCAGCGGAATGGGTAGCTGGCCGGGGTGAATCTGCCCGAGCAGGATGCCTTCTTTAATCCGTTCGGCTGCCAGCTCGATAAACTCATCAAGCACCCGGTCAACCCCCTTAGCGACCGCCTCCAACTCGCCCCGCTCACGCAATGCCAACCGTATGGCCTGCACCGAGTTGGGCGACATACCAAACTTGATAGCCACGCCGCGCGCACTCATGCCGAGACGCAGCGACATACACACCTGCTGCGCCAGTTCAGGCGCCGATTGCAGCCGCTTAACGAGATTCTTGCCCGTGTGCCTGAACCGCTTTGCGCCCGATTCCAGCAAAAAGCCCGCGGACCGGACGCAATCCACCACATCCTCGCGTTCGGGCAGGTTCGCGCAGATATCCAGCTCCTTCTGCTCCTCACCCATTGCAGACCTCCAGCGTTACCACCTTACGCCGCAACTCACCCTCAGACCGTGCAGCCACAAAAACGCCGCGCGCCGTGTCCCTGGGCACCGCAGGACGCGTCGAAGCGCTCCCACCCAGCCAAGACACCAACGCCGCACCCGGCAGCCACTGACGGCCACCCACGCGCACCGCGGCCGCCTGTAGGGCAGGGGACGACGCCAGCCAACGGCGCACCGTGCGCACGCTCACCGGCTCGGCACCACTGCGGAACGCCGCCGCGATGGCCTCGCAGTCATAAAAACACCCCGCGCGAAATGGCAGCTCCGGCGGCATCAATTCCATTCAGGATGGCTGCACGACAGATACTTACCGAGCCGACCACCGCGACGATTGCGCGCTCGCGCCCACCGCAAAAACAGCACCAACCAAACAGCCGCACCACCCAGCCAGAACAGCCCCAGCACCGACAACACGGCCGTCACCAATGACATGTTGAGCGTCATTACCATCTTCCTTTCGGAAACGCCTGCACCACGCCAGCGTTCGGGTTAATAGGAAAGCCCGGCGTGGCCGCGCGAGAGATCGCAGGCGCGCCGCCGGGCGGGTTGTGGGGCAATGACGCCGGCTGAACAGCCGCCGCCGAGGATTCCGCGTGCCGCTCGCAACGAGCGACGGCAACAAAACCAGTCCGCACGGCCGATCCTTGGCCATTCATGGCGCGCTCCGCTGCGCAATACGGACAAATGGAGTTTGGCTGGCAGGCGATCTCTAGTTGCTTTCCAGCCAAACACTCTGCCGCCGGCCCGCCATCCTGAAGGGGGTATGTAAAGCCGGCAGCAGAGCCCGACACCATCCGGTGCCGGGAAATTGGAACATCAAACGCCATCCCACGCCGCCAGCTCTCCGGCGTGATGGTTGCGCGGCTCCTCGCCTCATCGAGCCTGCAAAGCACCGCGTCTGCTTCCTCCAGCGAATCAAACACCCCGCGATTGACGAGTTGCTGAGGATTCCAACCGGGATGATTCACGCGGCCCTCCGCTTGTTGTTCGTGAGTTCCGCCGTGAACCACTGCCGGAGCGCGGCGTTGATAATCCGCGACTCGATGATCATTGGGTTCTTCTCCTTCCAGCGCCCAAACAGCGACTCCACGTCACTTTCCAAATTGAAGCTCTTCTTTCTGCCTGGCGGCTTCTTCGTATGCTGCGTTCCTTCGTTCATGCGATGTAATATCGGTATTCCAAAGGATACCTGAAGCGCAAGAATTATTTTGTTATAGTAGTTGACGGCGTAATACAAACATGCGAAATATGCCGTCAATATGGGCTTGATGTTAGCAAATGAAGGCACGAAATATTCTTTCGTGAAGCACAGTTTCAACGCTGATGACGACTCTGAATCGCTCATCCGGGCGGCGGATGCCGTCCTGCGCGACAAGACGCAGTTCATCAATCGCTGCATTCAAGCGGCGAGTCCGATCCTTATCTCGCGCTTCCCAAAAAGCCCTGAATCCGTGTTCATCCGTGTTCATCCGTGGTTAAAACCCCTGATTTCATTTGTCCAAACGAGGGTCAAAAGAAAGTTGAAATAAATCCTTGCGCATTATCCCCTGATAAGGGATAGTCTCTCTGTCGGCTGGGAAACATGGTCCGGGCTGGGCCAGCCGACAACAGTAAACCAGCCCGCGTGTTACAAGCACGCCGCCCGGACCACAGCGAAAGACAACATGAACACGAGCACCACGCAAGCCAAGAACACCGTCGCCGAAACCATCACCAAGCGTTTCATCGATGCCATCATTTCAACCGGAACATTGCCCTGGCAGAAGCCCTGGAAAAGCGTCGCCATGCGCAACGCCACCACGCGCCGCCCCTATCACGGCGTCAATGTGATCATGCTCGCCCTCTTCGGCCGTGATACCGATTACATCACGTTTAACCAAGCCAAAGAACGCGGCGGCATGGTGCGCAAGGGCAGCAAAGGATTGCCCGTGATTTACTGCAAAATGATGGACAAGAAAGACAAAACGACCGGTGCGCCCATCATGCACAACGGCAAGCCGGCCAAGTTCCCGATGCTCCGGTATTCGACGGTCTTCAATCTCTCCGACATCGACGGCTGCGACGCCCTCAAAGCCAAGTGCGCCACGAGCACCAAGCAAATCGACTTCACCCCGATCGAAGCCTGCGAACGGCTCGCGTCGGATCTGTCCGCTCCCGTCACCCACGGCGGCGGCCGGGCCTGCTACATCCCTGCGATCCATGTGATCAACATGCCGGAGCGCGACACGTTCAACAGCGCCGAAGCCTATTATTGCACGCTCTTCCATGAAATCGGCCACAGCATGAGCCGCGACAACAACGAGGACATCAGCACCGGTTTCGGCTCTGAACCCTACGCAAAGGAGGAACTGGTTGCGGAACTGTTCGCGAACTTCTGTCTGTCATATGCCGGCATTGATTCGTCGCTCCTGTTCAACAATTCGCTGGCCTACCTGCAAAACTGGCAAAAGCGGCTCTCCGATGACTCCGGCCTGCTCATCTCGGCCGCCTCCAAAGCATCCGCACGCTTCAATCTCCTGTTGAAACGTGCCGGACTCCTTGAAGACGAGCCCGAAACCACCGAAGAAAACGCCGAAGAAATCGTTGAAGAATCCGCCACCGTCGCCGCTTAAAACCCCTCACCAACTAACACCATGAACGCAAAACACACACCCGGCCCGTGGACGATCCAAGGCTCCGGCACTCTAGCTCACCCTGTAACCGGAAGTTCTTTATCAACCGTCCGAATCGAAACCAGCCTTGGAACATTTGAGATTTTAGACGAAACCAACGAGCCGGATCAAAACGTCCGGCTCATCACCGCCGCTCCTGACTTGTTGGCGGCACTCGAACTCGCCTTGGTGTTCCTTCCTGATGATGCCGTTTCTTGCGGCACTATGGTCCGCCGCGCTATCGCCAAAGCTACAGGCACTCCATGACCACCATTCAAACCAAACTCCGCGCGTGGCGCAAAGCGCGCGGCCTGAGTCAATCTCAGGCCGCGCCTGTTCTCGGCCTCACCCAGCGCACCCTTGAAAACTGGGAACAAGGCACCACCCAACCCCGCGGCCTCGCCCGCGTCCACCTCCTCCAATTGCTGACTGCACCCGCCCAAATGGAGGAGCCACCCAAGCGCCTCGGCAAGCGTGAAACACTGGCCGACGTGGCGCGCATCGTGGACGCCTCCCGCAAACCCTACAAACCCTTGAAGCCATGAAACTGCAACGCGGCAACTATCACGGTGCGTCTGAGTTTGCGTACTTCGATCGGAGTCTGGACACCATGAGCCCGGCCGAAATGCGCCAGTTGCTCGAGCACATCCTTTACCAAGCAGCGCCCGGCCATCCGCACGCCGCCGCCGTCTTTGAGGCCCTGTCATGGGCCGAATCCGACTTTGCGCACTTTTCCTGCACGCCGCCCCATCGGGCCGCTTTCTGAGTTTCTGAGTTTAGGCTAAAACCCCTTCCCACCATGAGCCAACACCGCAAGCCCTCCGGTAACTGGTATTTCAAGTTCAAACCCTACGGCCAGCCTCTCGTCTCCGGCTACGGCTACGCCACCCGGGAACTCGCCGCCGCCGCCGAGAGCGCCGCCCGCCGCGCTGCTCAGGCCGGCAAGGTGGAACAGTTGCGCGCCATCCTCGCCCCCGCCGCCGTCGTCACGGTGGGCGAGCTGGCCGCCGAATGGATCGTCAGCGGCTATTCCCGCCCCAATCGACGCCCCCGCACTGCCAGCCAGCAAACCACGCAAGCGACGTTTCTAGGCTACCTGCTCGAGTGGTGGGGCAGTCGCAACGCCCAAACCATCACAGGCCCCGACCTTGGCAATTACGCCGAATGGCGCCGCCTCAACGTCCGCACCGGCTCCACCGGCGATCGCACCATCGACGTGGAGCTAGGCGTTCTCTCGAATCTCTATCAGTGGGCGATCGCCGTTGGACGTGCCAAGTCCAACCCCTTCGCCACCCGCCCGCGCTTTCAGTCGTCCGACGACATTGACCACTGCCACCAGTTCCAGCCGGAGTCTGACGACGAACTGCACGCCCTCTGCGGCTGGCTGATGAGCCAGCCCGCTACCGCCGTCCACGGCGCACAGTTGCTTTTCCAAGCGTTCACCGGGTTGCGCCCTGGCGAGCCCGGCCTGCTTCGATGGAAGGCAGAATACGCGGCTGGCATCTACGGCCCTGGACACCGGCGGGCTGCTCTCTACGACGGCCGCCAGCAGGAACTCCTCGCCGTTGCCCGCCTCAAGCGCGGACAAAACCCCACCGTCGTCATTCACGAAGCCCTCGCCGCCTTTCTCGCCGCGTGGAAACCCTACTGTGCCGCCCGCTGGCCCGATAGCCCGTGGTATTTCCCGAACCCGCACAACCCCGCCGAGCCCCTCGTCAAACCCAGCGAAAGCGGACGGATCCTCAACACCCCGCTCGCCGCCGCCGCTGCGCACTGCAAGGTAGGACCGCGCCACGGCCACGCCATGCGCGCCTACCACGTCCGCGTGCTCCGCAGTCAAGGCGTGCTGGATGCCACCATCGCCGCCCGCCTCGGTCAATCTGGTGGAGCCCGCCTCATCGAAGACATCTACGGCAAACCCACCGACAGCTTTGGCGATGGCCGCTTCGATTTCCTGCCCGACCCCATCGGCCCCGTGAAACCCGCCTGGGACAATCTCATGTCCCACCCCTCCAACATCATCGCCCTATGAAATTCCCCAAACCCCAAATCATCAGTCGGCAAGAAGCGGACGAGCTGATCCGGACCGCACAGGAACACACCCAAACCACGGACGGCAAATTTGCCCTGCATTGGGTCCGCAAAGACGGCATTTCCTACGTCGTGAACGAAATGACCTTGGACACAGCCAAACTCCATCGGCGCACCGGCAAATAAGATGTCCTCACCTTCTGCATTACTTGGCAGTTCTGGCTACCTCGCTGGCTACCTCGGGCTACGTCCCCAAGTGACCGCAGTTGTCCGCGCATGGTTCTTGCGTATTGGTAGAAACCCCCTTACCGTCAGCTCGTTATACACGTAAGTCGTTGATGCGCCCGTAGCTCAATTGGATAGAGCATTTGACTTCGGATTAACCGGCCAAAGTCATTCGTGCTTTATGGCTGAATGACTTGCGCGTGTGGTTGGTTTCAGGATACGGAGCTGGCTACTTGCTTTCAAAGCCTGCCCGTTCCCGACGTGGCCGTAGATCGCCAGCGACTTCCTTGTAAAAGTTCAGGCTTCCGATGTCGTTGCCGTAGTTCCAGACGGTCTTGAGCGCCTCGATCTGTGACGCGGCCGGCGCCGTGTAAAACCGTTCGTTGTCCACCAGGCGCGACGCCAGGCGCAGGCGTTGTTCGCCCACCAGTTCCTGCAATCGGTCCACCTGCATCCTCGTGAGCGGCTCGAATTGCTTGTTCGCAATGCTGAAATTGGCATCGGGCGGCGTGGGAATCACCGAGTTGTTCGCCGTGCGCCGCCACAAGGTGTAAAGGTGCAACGCCACCGGGTCCGTTGGGATGCGTCCCGCCTTGGTCACGTCGAGGAATTGCGCGAGAAACGGATTGCTGCCAGTGGCTGTCTCGCGAATCGCACGTCCCCACAGGTCGCGTTTCACGGGCAAGTCCATGTCGGCACCGCGGCCACCCGCCAGGCGCTGCACGCCGGCTAGACGATTCTTGATCTGGTTGTTCAAGCGTTCGTCGAGGGAATCGCCGCGCAGCTCCGGCTTGTTCTGGCGCGTGGCCCGGCTGATGGCCGTGAGCGTGTTGGGCAGGGCAATGGCGGACAGTCCATCCAGATACGTCGCCAGCCAGCTATCCGTTTTGGCCGGGTCAGCCAAGCCCTCGAGCAGGCTGGACGTGCCTTTGAGGAAGGATTGATTCACCCCGTAACCCGCGGTAAGCATCACGTAATTCAGCCCGAACTGTTCCGCTTGATCGACGAGCGACGGATCCTGCGGCTCACGTTCCAAGCGCCGATTCACATCGGTCACCGTTTGAAAGACCGCGCCGAGCACGCCGCCGGAACTCAGGATGTCCCGCGTTTCATCGCCCATCTGCCAGGTGCCATCACCGCCGGCCAGCGCACGGGCCAGACCGGTGACGTTCAGCCGGTTCGGCGGCATCGTTTGACCGGAGAGAACGCGCGCCTTCTGTTGTTCGTCGGACTGATCGAGCGACGGCGACACCAGCCCCTTGCTGTAAAGCCATTGCCCGGCGAGGAACGCCATCGAGCCCACCACCAGCTTGCCCGCGGCCTGCGTGGCCGGCCGTGCTTCGCCTCGCCAGGCGTGCTTCGCGAGATTGAAGGTCGCCACCGGCGGAGCGTAGCTCATCCATTCGCCGATGACATTCAACGGCGTGGTGACGAACGGCACGATCGTATCGAACATGAACCGCACGCCCGGGTGAACTCCGGACAGTGCGCGGCCGATGCGCTGGCTGACTTGGTTGCGATTCTGGAACACCGCCGTGGCCGCCTCCACCTCAATGCGTGCCAGGCTTTCCGCATCGATGAACAGCTCCGGCCATTTCACCGCCTTGGCCACCGTGTCCGCCGTGTAGCCCGGTTGATTGCGCAGAATGGCCAGTTCCCCCAACGCCGCCGGCGAACCGTCCTTAGCCAGCGCCGCCATGCGCACGCGCCGGTTCATGTCCTGCACCTTGACGTGTTCCGTAATCAATCGCGCCTGCGCCGCCGCACGAAACGGCTTGTCCGCCGCACCGAGCAACCGCAACTGCGCCGCCGCGTGCATCCCGAAAGGCGAACCTTCCATGACCATGAGGAGCCGCTGCGCGAGCGGTGTCTTGCCGTTGCGCTTCGGCCCCATGACATCCGCCGTGATGGCATCGCGCAACGCCACCAGCGGACGCAACCCCACGCGGGCATCCGCCTTGCCCAAATCTTTCTCCGAACCGCCACGCCGCAACAGCTCGAGCGATTCCGGCAACGATCGGCCAATGGCTTTCACCGCCTCCTTGCTGCCGCGCAATCCGACGAGCGCCCGCGTGCGTGGACGTTGCCGCAGCATCGCGTCAATGGCATCGATGCTCGTTGCCACGCCGCGCATGGACCCGCGCAAGGCGAGGTTGGCCGTGTTGCCGACCACGTTTCGCGCCTGCGACATCGGCGCGATGAGATTCCCCTTGAGCAACGTGCTCAAAGTATTGCCCAGGCTGCGCGGTTCGTAGGCGCGCAACTTCTCCTGAAGCAACGAGTCCGCGGCGATGGCATCCGCCTGCAAGGTTTCCACGCGCTGAAGATTCTCCGCCGTGGGCGCCTCGCTCCACTGTCGTTCTGCTTCCTTCCATTTCGCGTTTGCCTTGATGCCTTCCTCCGCCAGCCGGCGAATGCGCATGGATTCCGCCGGGCGAATGGGATCGTAGCCCTTGGCCAGCAGTTGCTTGTTCAGCAGCACCATCACGCCGTCCGGCGTGGCCCCGCGCAGTAGCTTGAATTGATTGACCAACTGGCCGAGCGACGTGCCTTCCTTCATCGTCTGCTCCATCACGCGCCACGCGGCATCGAGATTATCCGCGGCGACGAGCCGGCGATACGACTCGAGCCGGGCCGCCACGCCGATGTTCTGCGGGCCATCCGCCTGCACCAGCGGCACGCTGGCCAGCTCCTCGCTCGTCATGCGGCTCACGACATCCTCCACGCGGCCCACGTCCTGCGGTTCGTAAAAGGATTCGCGCCCCGTCTTCATCCGCTCGCGATGCGGCGCCGCCACGTCCCGCGAGACACTGCCGCGCGCTGCCAGCTTGCGCTGCTTCAGTGCGCCCAGGTCCGTGGTCGTGCGGGCAAGACCGCGCTGCGATTCCTCGAAGATACGGCGCAAGTGCGGGCGCACCGCGTCCCCGTGTTCGGCAATCATGCGGGCCGACCACGCGGAGAACTTGCGCACGCCACGTTCCATCACGGCGGCACCCTTCACCACCCACGCCGCCATCAATTCCGGATCCAGCCCGGCATTCACCCGGCCCTTGGCTTTAACAATCGTCTGGTCCGCCCACGCCTCGGCTTCGGTATTGGAGATGAGACCGCCATCCGATTTCTTTGGCCTATGCACCTTCTTAACAGTGCGCTTCGCAGGTTGAGTCTCTGAATTATCGACCACCGCCACCTTAAATCCCTGCCGGGTTAATTCCGCAACGCTGCTCTCATAGGCGCGAACAGGAACTCCGGCCATTTTGACCCCGTTACGATTTGCTACATCAATCTTCAACGCCCCACCCGCGGTCGTTGCGTCGTCAAAGAAAAATTCATAGTAATCCCCCAAGCGGTACATCAGCAACGTATCCGGCTTAAGCTGCTGTTTAATGGATTGATACTGCTCCATCATCGGGCTCAGTTTAGCCGGCGCACTTGGCGCAGAGGATTTGGCGGCCGGTCCAGACGACGGCACGGATGGAGAGCGGGCCCCAGCCGCGGTGTTGGAAATGAGGCCGGGCTCGACTGACTTCTCCGCAGTCCTGTTTTGAATTTCGCCACTTTTGTCTAATAAGGTGTCGCGCCCAATGAGCTTATTAAAATCCTCAACAGTAACCGCTTCTGCTTTCCCAAACTTGAAATCCACCAATGCCTTGGCCTTGATGTTGTCCTCGCCACCAACGTAATACTGATTGCCCTTTCGCTTAAACAGCTGCCCACTTTTGGAGACATTGATTGATCCATCTCCATTTCTCGCAACGTAGATCAGCCCGTTCTTGGCGATGGTTTCCGGTTTGAATTGTTTTCCCCTGCCTGCTTCTTGATCAGCGCCAATTCCAGTTTCCGGTTTTCGCGGCGGAGCGTCGTCAACAACCGCTGCACTTTCCCATTGCCGGCGGGCCGCCTTTTCTCCAGCAAGCGCCGCCTGGACTTCTGTTTCATCGGCGCCGCGTGCAAGCATATCAGACACGCCTTGAACCCGCAGTTGCCATTGCTCATACAGTTCTTTTGGTGTTGGCTTCTGTGCAACAACCTCCGCCGGGGCTGTTGTTACGCCGCCCGGCTGAGCGGCAGGTGCCACGCTTTGATCCTGCCCCACGGTTTTGCGTCCGCCCGTCGTCGGCTCCGTTGTAATTGTCTCCAGGACGGGCGTTGTGGGCGCTGCGATTTCAGGCGCTGCCTTACTCCGTTCACCCGCTGCCGTTTCCACCACTGGAGAGCTTGGCGCCGCTATCGTCTGCGCCGGACGTTCTAAAGGCGCTTTAACTGCTGGCTCTGGAATTAAAATTTCAGGCTCAACATTTAATTCAGGCCGCGCCTCAATAAAATCCTCCGCCGTGCGCTGGAATCCCGTGCGCCGTTCCGGCAGCATCCCGCCCTCGACGTCCGGCTTGAGGAAGCGTGTCACCGGCTCGATGATCTGCGGTTCCTCGATCACGATCTCGCGGATGCGCGGCTGCACCTTCACATCCACGACGTCGCCCGCCTGGTTGAAGACCGGCACGCGCTCGAACACCACCTCCGCCGGCTTGCGTCCCTCCAGTGGACTGGCCCACGCCCGCTGTTCCGTCGGCCGCACCGTGCCCGGCGAGGCCAGGTTGCGCGCAATCAAGTCCGGGCTGGCCGGGTCCACCGCTTCACCTCGCGCGTTGATGCGCAAGGCGGGCAGTCCGTTCACATCCGCCGGCTGCAATTTTCCATCCGCCATCACATGACGTCGGCCCAGCTCCGCCATGCCCAGCTCGCCCACGCCCGTGGCCACTTCCTGCACCGCTTCCTGCGTCTTGCCTTCCTTGAACAGTTGCGCCGCGCGCAACACCCGTTCCGGCTGATGCCCGGCCATCTGGGAAATCCACGCGGTCAACACCGTCTTGCTCGCCGCCGCCGGCAGCAACGCCACCGCGTCCGGACTGGACAACGCCGCCAGCAGTTCCGCGCCCGCGTTGTAAATGCCCGCCGCCACCTGGCCCGGCTTCGTGGTCGCCTCGCCCGCACGCGGGAGATTGATGCCCGGCTGTTGCAGGAACGGCTCCGCCACGGGCACCCCTGGAATCAGCACGTCCGCCGCACGGCCCACGGCACCGGACAACGGACGCGTGAGCGGTTCCACTACGAACTGCTCTACGTTGCCGATGAGATTTTCGATTCCCTGCCATCGATCGCCCGTGCCGCGCTCCGCCTTCTGTTGCGCGAGCAGTTCCGCCTGTCGATCCGATCGCCGCGTGGCCGCCGCCGCCTGGTCCGCCGTCACTCCCACATCCTGAAGCTGTGCCTCGTAGGAATCGCGGGACGTGTCGCGCGCACGAAGCCGCTCCCACTCGTCAGCGTCCGCCACCGCGGTTCCAAGAGCCGACCATTCGTCCGCCTTTGGAGCACCTAGAGAATCCCATTCATCGGGCATAAGCTACTTTCGTTGAATCAATCGCCCGTCCGGCGTCTTAAACCATTCGCCGGGTTTGAGTTTGGCCGCTTCCGCTGTGGTCTTCGGCAGGTATGGGCTTGCTTGCGTGCCCGCAGGTTTTGCTGGCCCCTTGCCGCCATCAAGGTTCCCCATCAACAGTTTCTCCAACATGCTCGGCCGACCTTTGAGCACCTCCATATTGTTGGCTTCCTCGATGGCCAGCCGCCTCTGCTCTGGATCAGAAATGGACCGGATGCCTGCAATCTTCTCATCGAGGTTATCAGAGTTTTGTCCCGGATAAGGTGATAGCAACGGCTTGTCCGCCTTGTCGGGAGGAATCACCTGATACTGCCCAGCACTGGTCTGCACCACGCGATGGCCCTGCGTGCCCTGAATCGGCAACGCCTGCGTGGGATCGAATTCCGCCTTGGGCTGCGCACGCGAAAGACTGTTCATCAGGTTGTCCAGTTGCGGGCTGCCAAGTTGGTTGTGCTGCGCCGCGGCGCCGAGCACTTCCATCAGGCCGGGCTGCCGGCTGGTCGGGCGGCCTTGCGGATACTGCTCCGGGTTCTCGTAAAAGTTGCCCAGCTCCGGGCTCTGCGGGTTGATCTGCATCTGTTCGCGCACCGCGCGATTGAATCCCAGTTCATCGGCCTGACGCCGGCTGTAATCCCTCTGCTGCATGTTGAACGCTTCGCGTTGCTGCTTCTCGCGCGCCAGCGATTCCATCAGGGAAATTTTGCCGATGCCGGATTTCACCAGCTCGTTCTTCTCGGCGCTGCTCAAGCCCTTGAACTGTTCCTCGTCCATGCCGAGCGCATCCTGCAATTCCGGCGTGGATTTGAACAGCGTCTCGCTGGCCTTGGCGCGCACGTTCTCCTGCTTGCGCTGTTCCATCGCCGCACCGATGGAGTCTGCGAGGCTCTTGGTGCCGCCGCTGATGCCCGCCGCCAGCGCCTGACCGCCCATCCACCGGCTCTGCGTCGTCGTGTCCGGAGTCCAATGCTGAATCATAAATTTCTCTTTCTCTTTCCCTGTTTACAATCGAAGCTCGCAAACTCACCCCAGAACTTTTTAGCCGAAGCGCAGTAAACTTGATGCGCCTCCTCCGGTGTATCGAAAGTTCCTAAATGAATTTTGGTTCCTCGCGGCGGGCGAATGGCTGCCGAGAATCGCTTTCCGTTTTTCCAAACACCCTTAAACCCTTGCGAGTTCGGATACGCACGGTTGACCATATTGTGCGACGGGCTTAACCAGCGAAGGTTCTCCCGGCGATTATCCAGCGTATTCCGGTTGCGATGATCAATTTCAAAGCCCGGCCGCGTGCCCATAATCATCTCCTGCATCGACGCGTAAAGGTAGCGCCTGCGGCCGGTTGACCAGTCAGTCTTCAAGAAAGTCCTAGCTGCCCAACCTTTGTTTTGCCGTTGGGCGTGCCATTTCCTGTGCGCGAGCTTTGCCCAGTCCTCTTCATTCACTAACGCAAACTGCCCTTGAGTTAGCGGCACCTTGAGCCCGGCTCTCATTACTGTCGCGTGTTCATTCATTCCGTTCAATTACTCACAAAACTACGCACGGCGCACTGCTCGTTGTGGCACCAGTAAACGGTCTGCCGTTCGGTCGTGGCCTCGCCCACCCACCAGCCTGGCATTTTGCAGCAAGGGCAGGGGACTTGGGATTTGTCCCGTTTCTGAGTCTCTGAGTTTTGGCTATTCCCGCTCACGCCGCGCACGCCTCCACGCATTCATCCATCCACGCGCGCACGTCCGGCTTGCGTTCCGGATGCGCCGCCAGCCAGCCCGCGAACGCCGCACCCTTTGCCACATACCCCCGCAACAACGCCGCCGGTGCGCGTGTGATCAGATACCGACGGAACGCCCGCCACTTCGGACTCGCCTCGCCGTAAACCTCCCGTGCCACCCAGCACAAGCCCGCCGCCATGCCGCCGAGATTGCCGATGGCCCCGATGCCCGCGCCAATCAATTGCATTTGCTGCGCTTTCTTGGCCTGCGCCGCGTTGGCGTCCTGCTGCTGGAAGTTCACGCCCATGCTCAGATAATCCTGCAAGCCAATGCTGGCATCCGGTGCCTGCACGTTCGCGCCGGCGGGAGCCGGGCTCATCGTGGGCCGGCCGGTCGTGGCTTGGAAAATATCGCCATACATGCCCACCGCCCCGCGGGCTTCCTGCATCCGTTGCTGCCGTAAGTTCTCGCCGAAGGAAGTCTTTTGCAATGCCTCCTGGTAAATGTCCGTGGGTCCGCGCCCCATGCCGCGCGCTGCCTGCCCCTGGCGCACGTAGCTGGCCAGCTCCGACTCCTGTTCCGGACTGAGCTGCGAGCCCAGCGCCAGATTGCTCTGCGCCGTGTCGTAGTATTGGGCCAGCAGCGGATTTGTGCTCCGCATCGTGGACACGTAATCGCCGCCGAGATTCTGAAAGTCCTGCAAGTCCCCCTGTCGCTTCGTCGTCGCGCTGCGCAGTTCAAACGCCAGTTGGTCATTGGCCGCGCGTCGATACAGGTCGCCGTAATCCGCCGCCTGGCGTCGGGCGAGGTTGAGCGTGGGTTCGTATAGTTGCGCGTAGGCGGAAAGCGCCGCGTTGCCCTGCGCCCATTCCTTGTTCGCGATCCGTTGCCAGTAGGGCTGTTTAGGCTTGTCATCGCCACCGAACAGCGAGGAGAACGGCATCTTTCCGCTGAACATATCGACGAGCGACGACACGCCGCCCGTCAGTCCCGCCTTGAGCATGTCGCCCCCGATGCCGCTGCCGATGCCGCCGCCGGCGCTGCGCGGTTTGCTCGTGCTGATGCCGCTGGGATATGGCGCATTCGCACTCGTGTAATCGTAGAGGCTCCCGCCCGGATACGCGCTGCTGCTGTAGATGTCCGCGGAGTAAGGGTTCTGTGCCATAAATCAAAAGGTGTAGCCGGTGACAGACAGGCTGACGGTCAAGGTGGTGGACCGGCTTTTCCATTGAATGTTTCGCGCCGTCCCACCGCGAACCGGAATGTCGTCCAGCGGCACCGAGACACCCCACGCATTGGTCGGACCGGGATCCGTGACCGACGAATAGACCGGGCTCATCAGGCTCAGATTGATCAGCTTGGCGCCCAGGTGCCAGCTCACGTCCAGCGCACCCGCCGCCGTCGTGCCGCAGATCATGATCGCTGCGTCGTCCGATGCGTTATCTGAACCGATAAATCCGCTGGTCAGTTTCGCATCCGGAGGAACGGCCGCGCGAAATGCTGTAACGTCCGCACCCGCCAGCACCTGCCATGTATCATTTACAGACGCCGCCTTAGCATTAAGCACCACCTGCTCCACGGAGAATACTTTGCGGTCCGACTGGTAAAACGGCACAATCTCGCCGGCACCCGTGGCGTTGAGTCGCACCCGTCCCACCAGCCCCTGGTAAATGTAGCCAGCAAAGGCGGCATTGGTCAGGTCCGGACCGGCGGAAAGCGCGCCGTCGCCCGTGCCGGCCGTCTCCAACACGCCCCGGACATTGGTTCCATCGCTGATCAGCCAAAGATAATACCACGTCGAAGTGGTTCGGGTTGCCCCTGTCTCCAATCCGTTGAGCGCCACGCCCGCGGTGAAGTCCACCGTCAAGCTCACCGAAGCCACCAGCATGGGCAGCCCGTTGCTGGTCTTCAACACCACCTCATCCGCCGCTACCGTCACGGTGGTCAGGTTGGCATTGTAGATCACAAGATTGCGCGCGTCCGCCGCGACAGCTACCGGGCGATCCTTCGTCAGCAAAATGAACTGTGTGCCGTCGTCGTAAACCAGATAAGTCTGGCCCGCCACCCAATCGCCCGCCAGCAACGCCGCCGCACCGGGCCGCAGGACATTGCGCGCACCCAGGCCGTCGCAGTTCAGCGTAAGCGATCCCGTGTTGGTCAAGCTCGTGCCCACCTTCACCAGCAGCAGCACGCCCGCCGTGTAACCAGTGAGCGGTGGCGTGTTTACCAGCGTCTGCACCGTGGCCGTGCCCGCCGTGTCATTGGTGGCCGGACGAATCAATCCGCTCGGCAATACCTCCATCACATCCCACCCGCCCGCCGCCGTGTTCCGGCTGGTGTTGTAGCGGAAACGGATGATGTCATCCGCCACCAGGTCGCCCGGCTTCACGGCCAGCCCGTTGCGATGATAGATGTTCTTCGCCCCGAGACTATCCACGTTCAGGCTGGCCGTGGCCGCCGCCGTGTTCGTGATGCCCATCTTCACCAGCACCTCAGCGCCGTTGGCCAGTGCGCCCAGGGGCGGATTTAGCGATACGGTGTAAGTGTTCGTGCCGCTGGACGTGCCGTAGAAGTAAGCGCCCGGCGTGGTCTTGCCCGGTGTCACCGCGCCCGCCGCCAGATCCGCTGTGGCCACACTGCCGGAGATGCTCACGCTCGGCGAGAGTGCCAGCAGCCGAAGCATGTTGTTGGTGACCGCCTGCCCCGCTACCACTCGAACGGTTGGGGTCTGTGTGATGCTTAACATAGATTCAAATTCTCGATTTCAATTCCCGCCGGTCCACGGGGAACGCTTCCGCCTCAATGCTCAACAGTTTGCAGCGGCCCTGCTGATTGCGCAGACGGAACTGAATTTCCCGGCCGCGCTTGCCGACCCGATACGTTTCCATGCGCGTCTGGTGCAGGTCCATCACCACGCCGTTCTCGCCTGGGAGAATGTAACTGCCCGGCGGATAGACCCGCGGCGTTCCCGACGACGTGGCCCACGTCGTGA